AAAAGCATCTTGATTCCATTTAAAACGTAAAGCCAAATAAGCAATACCTCTTAATCTGTGATTAGTTCCCCAAGATGATAATGTAGATAATAAGCTTGATGCTGTTTGACTATCAGAACCAAAGTGAGGTTCTACTCTAATTAAACTTGCTGAGTCTTTATAAAAATTACTATCACCACTACCTACTTCAACTGCTGTATTATCTGCTAAATCACTTGCCCAAGTAACAGCTTTGTCATCAATTCTTATTTCTGTTATGTCGTTTATTTCTCCCTCTCCAAGAATAATAGCCATATATAAATAAGTATTGTCTGCCCCTGAAGTTTCCATAAAAACTCTAGTACCACCTACTAATCTTGTTCCATAAATTACAGGTATATTTGCGTCATTAGATTGTTTATTTAATAATATACCTGTTTCAAAATCATCAAAATCAGTAGTTCCAAAATCAGGTATTTCAGGTGGTTTAGGTGCTATCCAAGATAAAGCTTTTGTTATAATTTTAATTGGTGCAGTAATTATTTTAGTAACTGATCTAAATATACTTCCAAAACCCATTATGCTCTACCCCACTTAATATCTTGTACTGTTTGACTTGAAAAATTCATACCAACATCTGAACTAAAAAATCTTTGTTGAGATGTATTATTTGTTTTACGACCATTAGTTTTGTCAAAGTCTGCCCAATGTGAAACAACCTGTAAATTTAATGTGCTTGATTTATTATTTTCTGATATTCCAAAAGTATCTATTGTTCCTGAGTATAATAAAAAAGGGTCAGCTATAAGAGCATTGTTATCATCTAAAAAACCTCTAAAAATATCTACACTATCGTTCACCACATTTTCATTAAGAACAGTAGATATAAAAGTTAAATCTGCACCTGATAAAGATAATGTTAAAGATGTTTTAGTTACATCTGTTTCTTCTGTGAAATTTGAAAGACCCATTATGAAATCAGAAGCAGTATAAGTTACACTTGAACCTGAAACAGAACTTGTTAGTGAAAATGAACAATCAGTAATATTAACAGGACTACTAAAACCGATTGAGATAAGATGTACTGGTCTAATATCATTTGTTGCTAGTTCGTTCTTTACTGCTGTCGTTAAACTTCTCGTCATAATCTTCTATTGTTCTCCTTTTTACTTTTACATAATCTGATACGATATAAGTTGCTTTATCAGATGGTTCTTCGTGTTTTCCTATATTATTTGTTTTTAAATTAACACCATCTCCATCTATAACTTCTTCAGCTATCATATCAACAGTAATCCAATGTCTTACTAAATATTTCACTATAAAGCTTCCTCAACATCAAATTGAAAACTATATAGTAAATTACCATCTTTATCAGAACCCACTACACCAAACTCTTGAATATCTGATGTTAAATAAACTGTAAAAGGAACATTGTCATAAGTTACAACTGAGTCATCTGCTAATGCTGTTATAAGAGGTGGTTCAATAGTTACAGTTGAAGCACTAGAACTTGAAGTTACATCTGCAACAACCATATATACTTTGTTGTGCGAGGCAAATTTAATAAAGTCTCCCGTCTTAAATCTACCTGCACCATCACTAGCAAATGCGTCCATTGCTATAGTTGTATCACCAACTGCGTGAACTCCATTGACTAAAACTGTTCCTGTTTCAGAACCTCTAGCATCTTCAATTTCAGGTGGGATAATTGTAAAATTTTCTTTACCGGATCTTTGTTTAATAATAAATCCCATAAGTTCTCCATAAACATCTGATCTTTTTGCTGTTATGATTTCTGCTGTAAAAGCAAATCTTTGACCATCTATTTGCCTTGCTAATTTTTTACCACTATCTGATTTAGATATTAAAGTCTTTTGAATAGACTTAATGCCCATTGTTGAGAATTTAGAATTAGATATAGGAAAAGCACCACTCATTATACTAAATTATTTCCACCTCTCTCATTAACAGCTTGGTTTATTATATTAGATATTGTTCCTCTATTTTGTACTAACATATCTTGAAATCCTGTTGCATCTAAAGTTGTTATTGAAAAATTAACATTTACAGGACTTCCACCTGTTCCTCTAGCTGATTGTGTTATTTGTCCTGTTTGATTTGGTACAAACATTTCAGCACCTCTTTCGCCAACTACAACAGGTTGTCCTTTTGATACTGCACCACCTCTTGATCTACCAAACCCTAAAAAAGAACTAGCCATTCTAACTAATGTACTTCCCATATCTCCACTTCCCTGAGATGATTGAATTGATGCTTGTATTCGTTTTTGATTAGTTATTAATTTTTCAATACCTAATTTTGTAATTAAAGCTTTTACTTGTTTTTGTTCTAAAGCTAAATTAATTGCTAATCTAATACCCATTTCAATAAAACCACTTAAAACTCTCAATAAAATATCCTGTGCCATTTTCTTAAATGTGTCTGATAATTTCTCTCCTAATATTATTGATCTTGATAAACTTTCTGAAACTTTAGTAATACCTGAATTAATACCCTCAGCAATCGTAGTGCTTATGTTGTGCAGTTCATTTTTTAATTTGTTAATAGCATCATTATTCAATTCTTTAAATTTAGATATAACTTTTTGTGTATTAGTTGGAACATTAACAGATAGTTCGTGTTCAAATTCTTTTATTTTCTGTAAAGTAAAACCTAATTCTTCAGTTATGTTTTCAATAGGAATTGATAATTCGTGTTCAAACTTTTTAATTTTTTGAAATTCAACTTCTACATCTCCTACTAATTTTTTTATTCTTCTATTTAAATCATCAAAAATTAAAAGACCACCAGCAATCTTTTGGAACATTCCACCAAAAGCAATTAACAATAATCCTAAAATAGCTTGTAATTGTCTAAAATTTTGAACAAGTTCTTTTATTGCTTCTGAAGTTTTAATTATTGCAACAGCAAATTTTTCACCTATTGATACTCCTAAATGTTCTAATGCTTCAGCATTATCTTCTGTAAATGCTTTTAAATCTCCAAGTTGTTCTTTAAGTTCAAAAAAGAAACCTCTTGTAATAGAAACTTGAAACATAAATAAAGTATCTTTTAAGTTTGATATTGTTCCTGATAAAGTTCTTGATAATTCTTCAATTAAATTACCAAATTCTCCACCTGTTCCAAATGCTTTTGCTAATCCTTTAATTGACTCTTGTACGTTTGTCCTAACACCTTGTGTGAACCCAGCCATTGCAGTAACACCTCGTTCTCTAAATAGTTCTGCACTAGCAATACCAGCACTAAATGATCTTTGTATCTGTAAAGAAGCTAAAGCAAAATCTCCACCTAATACTGTTGCTGTATTACCTGTAATTTTTAAAAGTTCTTCAAAAGAAACTCCAGCTTGTTCTGCTTGTTTTCTTACAGTTGCCAAAGCTGTAATACCTTGTTGGATATTTTCTAATTCAAATGGTGTAGTTTTTGCAAATTTAGTTACAATTTCTAATGCTTTACGACCCTCTTTTGCAGAACCAAATAATGCTTTAAGTTGAACACCTAAGTTTTCTATTTGAATACCTGTATTAACTATTGATTTTAAAACTAATCCAGCACCAAGACCAATAAAAGCATTTCTTAAATTAAAAACAGCACCTTTTACTTTTGCTAAACTGCCTTGTACTCTACTTAATGCCTGTTTAGATTTATCTTTTGCTACTATGTCTATATTAAGTCTTTGTGCCATTATCTTTTATACCTTTTTGCTTCAGCTAGTGATGATCTTGTTTTATACTCATCTTGCTCTTTTTTCAAGTAAGCTATCCAAAGATTATAATGGCTTACAGGCATATCTAATACCTCTTGGATTGTTAATTTAAGTCTATCAGCAACCACTAACAAAGATTGTGTGTCAGGGTCGCTATTTACTTTTTTAAAGATTCTTCTAGTGATGTATCTACTAATATTTTATTGGCTATTGTTGCAATAATATTTGAGTCTGCTTTTTTTTGTAAAGCAAGTTTATCAAATGGTTCAAAAGCTTTTACTAAATCGCCTTTGTCATTTTTGACCAAAAGTTTCATCATTAATAAATCAACAAGAACTGTCAAATCTTGAAAGTTACTTGATTTTTTAAAAATAACATTTTTTTGCTCTAATGTTAAAGGTTCTGAATAAAAAACAGATGGATTACCTTGCTCGTCTTTCCACTCAGGAACTTCAATAGTAATAGTTTGTAGAGTCTCAAAATGACTTTTTACTCTATCTATAACTGACATATATTAATATTAAGCAGTTCCTCTTGTAAGTGTACCTGTTCCTTGAAAAGTAACTGATCTTGTAGTTATTCCATCTAACGTAACATTAACACTCATTCCTGTAACAATACCTGAACCTGTAAAAGTTTCATCTCCTGAAGCATTACCCTCAGGTGCTAATATAAAAGCTATTTCTGTACCAGCAGTTAATGTTTGTTGTGGAGAATCAGTTTCATCATAACTCATTTCAAGAGTTCCTGAAAATGATGTTCTTCCAGCTACAAATGTTTTACCAGCATCTGATAGTTGTGTATCTTCTACAACATCAGCAGTTGTTTCAAGTGTGTAACCTGTTAGTTCGCCAATACCTGTGCCACCAGCAGTTACTACTCCCTCTTTTCCGAAGTGTGTTGCCATTTTTTATTTTCCTTTTTTGTTTTTACTTTTTTATCTTGATCTTGCTTCCAACCTAAATCTAAAAAATTATCAAGCTGAGTTTCGTTAATTGTAACTTCATTCCCATCTTTATATAGTTTAATATCTTTAGCCATAATAAATCCTTTTACTACTTATCTTCTTCCTCGTCAATTTCTTCTTCGTCAAAATCTTCTTCAAAATCTTCCTCATTAACATTATCTTCTTCTTGATTTTCTCTTAATTCTTCAAGTAAGTCTTTGACTTCTTCACACATAAGACTCTCTTTATCGTGTAATTTTTCTATTGCATCTATTTTCTTTTGAATTTTGTTTATAATTTTATCCATTTATTTCTCCTTATGGTGTTCCTGATTGATATTCATACATACATCTGATTGTCATTCTTATACCACCAACAGGAAATAAAGAACCCTCATCAGTTTCACAAGATACAACCATTGTATCTAATGCGTTACTACTTCTAGTAATATCAGATTCAACGGCAGTTTCAATAGCTGTGATTAATTGATTTCTTAATGTGTCTATATTAGATTCTGCACCTTTAACAAATCCTGATATTATAAAATCAATAGTTCCGTGTCTTGTTCTTGCACCACTTCCTAATTCCGAATCATCTCTAGTTTCTTCTGATGTTTGAACTATTACTGCTGGATATTGTTGTTCTGATAGTTCATCAATAGGAAAAGGTTGTCTAGTAGCTTTTTTAATTGTTATTGGGCTACTAATACCTGAGATAGTTGATAATAGATTTGATGCTATGTTTTCTCTTACACTCATATTTTCATCTTTTTAAATTCTTTTGCTATAAATTTATTAAACGTTTTACTTATAATATCTTCTGTTCTTTTATTAAAGCCAAAAAATACTCTTTTAGGTTCGTTTAATACTTGGTTAAATAAAGCCCTTTGTCTCATTTGTGCATTAGAGAAACCTAGTGATATTTTATGCTTACCTGTTTTTCTTACAGTTTTACCACTTGGTGTTAAAGCACCTAACATTCTACCAGTATAAAATAAATCAACTGCTAATTTCTTACCCTCTCTATTTAATTTTTTTAAATAGCTTGAACTATAAGGTGCAAATTTACTTGAATTTATATCAATCCCTTTTGCAGTTTTAGTTCTGATAATATCTAATAATTGAAAACCAGCTTGTAATATTCCTTTATCTATAATGCTTGGAAATTTACTTTTTAATCTTTTGTATCTTCTTTCAATAGCTTTAGAATTAGTTTTTATCTTAACAGATAAAGCCATTATCTAACTAATCTTCTTGTTCCGTGTAAAGGTTCTCTTTCATTCTTAACAATAGTACCATCTCCTGAACTATCATATTCTACACCATCTTCTAAAATAGAAGTCATTTCTTTGTTATATTCTGAAATATAATGTTCTGCCATTCTTTCAAATCTATCTTTTTCTGTTTCAGGTCTAAATTTTGATAAAGCTGGGCAAAGAAATCTACCTAAAAATAAATAAACACCAGCCCTCTCAAACTGATCTAAATTAACTTTTGTATTTACCATTTCATTTGTGCCGAGAACTGTAATATCTGTATAGACATTTGTTTTATATACAGGAAACCACTCTATTCTTAATTGTCTTAAAATATCATTTGTAGTTTGTGCAAAAAAATTAACTGCTTCTGTATCTGTTGCACCAATACCAAAACCAAAAGCATCAGGTTGATACTTAGTTACATCTCCAGCAACAATTACATTCGCACCTGTATAGTTAGCCATATTATATAGCCCAAATTATTATAACTAAAGCTACTGCAATACCACAAGCTATCTTAGGGTGTTGTTTTGCTAATGTTATGTATTTTTCTAAATGTTTCATTTCTTCTTCCTTGTTTTTCTTTTAGGTTTTAATTGCACTACTTTATCAGAAATATCTTTTGTAGTCGCTTTTTTAATTGGTTTTTTTTCTTCTTCAAGAGGTGTAAATCCTCTCATTTTGAAATGATTTATATTTAATTCGTATGTCTCTAATGGTCTTATTATTGTCTTTTTTCCGTTAGTCAATTTTATATTCATAAATTCTCCTGTTAATTATCAGGGCAATTTCTTGCCCTGATAAAATTATAACTATGCGTCTTGTATAGATGAATCTGCTTCAATCTCACAACCATATGAGTCTTGTAGTTCACCAACACCATAAACTGCTGTTGCTACGATTTCGTCTGCTCTAAGAGAAGCATCTCTTTGAGTTTCAATTTTCAGGTCTTGCATCATTGCTAAACCTAAAGCATCAGAATGGAAAGTTGCACCTTTGTAATCTCCAGTAGTTCCCGGATTATTACCTGACGCATCTGCCATGTTTGATGTTTCGTAAATACTAACACCAGCGATTTGACCAGCAAAACCAGTTCTCAATGCTTCGTTACCAACACCAGCATTCGGATTAGCGAATGTGTTTGATAAACCTGATTTCAAATCAAAAGCTATATTTGGGTGTAATATACAAGCAAGATTATCACTTGGTACACCTGTTGCTCTTAATTTTGCTACTGCATTGAAAATTAATCCAGCTGACATAACTGTAGTATTTCCACCAACAGTATTTGAAAAACCACCAAATAATGCTGTTAGGTCTGTGTCTATTTTTTTTGCAATCGCTTCACCAAACAATTTACCAATATCTCCAGCAACATTTCTTGGTGCTGAGTTTCTTGCTAAATCTGTAAGTGTAGTCATAATCCCATTTTCAGATGCTGATATAGTAACTGAAGTAGGATTGATTGCTGTGTTAGATAAATCAGATGCTTCTGCTACTGCTGAAGCACTTACTGTTCCATAAACTGGAACTTCAACTGACTTTCCACCACCTGTTATAGCATAATTTTTCACAAGAGGTCTCATAATTGATCTCTCACTTGCTACAAATAATGCTTCTGCCACTATCTCCGTGTATAGTTCCGATAGTGTAGAACTTGTTGTTTCTGCTGACATTTTTTGTTTCCTTTATTATTTATTGTTTATTGTTTAAGTTAATTTGAACTGGTTTAGAATCTCGTTCTTTACGATATTCTGCATATCGCTTACGATCTTCTGCCTTGCTCATATCTAAGTCCTGAATTTTAAAGGGTTTTACAGTATTACCACCGATACTTGCTTTACTTCCTGAACCTTGTGTTGTTGCATTACGGAAGTGTGGGTTCGTATCTAAGAACTCTTTAACTCTATCTTCTATTGTTAAGAGTTCACCTTTTGGGTTATATCTTACATTAGAATTATTATCAAGTACCTCTATTCTTCCATCATCATTTAATTTAACTTCTCTTTCAATTAATTGTACGACTTGTTGAGGATTAATTGCATTATTCTTTGATGCAACGGATAAGATAGAATTATCAATCTTTTCTTTTTTAACTTCTGTTTTATATTTAGAGATTTCACTATCTTTTTCTGCTATTCTCTCTTTCATTAACTTTTCTATTTCAGCTTTTGATTTAGCTTCGTCCATTTGTTTTTGTTTAAGAAGTTCTGTTTTTTGCTTTTCTTCTTCTTCCATTTTTCTCTCATACTTCTTACGTTCTGACATTATTCTAGCTTGAACAATATTATCTAATTGTTCCTGTGTGAAAGATTTAGATTCTGTTTTTGGTTGTTCTTGTTTTACTTCTTCTTTAGCTTCAACAGGTGCTGAAGTTGCTTGTGTTTTATCTTCTGACATTTTTTACTCCTATATTATTAGTTCACCGTTACTATCATACCAATCAGGATTGACGTAACTCCATTGATGACGACAATTATAACCACCTCTAACTACAAGTGGGTCTCCAGCTTTTTTGCCTGACCAACTTCTTGATGACCATATTCGTCTAATTTCACCAATCGTAAAAAGACCATCACTTCTCTTAGATTTTATTACACCATTTACAAGACTTCTGCAAATCTGTCGTGTTGTGGGTATTACATCTCCATAGTATTTAACAAATGTAAGACCAGCATCTTTTGACTTATTAAAGTTTAAAGTAGCATCAAAATCACGTAAAGAGTCGTTTAATATCTGACCAGCAAACCTTTTCATATTCTCACCAGCACGATCTCTAGCAAATTTACTTTGTAAAGTAATAACTGCTTTATCAACTCTTGATTGCATAGACTTTTTATATTTATTATTTTCTATAAACTTAACTAAACGATTCGCTTCTGCATCATCTGAACTTGCATAAATACCATTAATAGTTTGTCGTAATTCTTTTTCTAAATCTGCAAAATCAGAACCAACTAAAGTATTCTGATAAACCTTTTCTGATAATCTTCTTGTAAAAGTATTAGACACATCTTTAAACTGTGTGTAATATTGCTGTTTTAAATTTTGAACTAAAGATAAATCTCCTTTAGTTAATTCCTGAAACTCAACAGGTATATTACCAACTCTCTTAAAAGCTTTTTCTATTCTCTTAGCTTGTTTATTAAATCCCTCTCTAACAACTTGATCTGCAAAAGGTAAATATTCAGCATCTATGATTTGTTTTATTTTAGGTCTGATAGCTACTGCCGATTGTAGTTCTATAAGCTTACCATTTGATGTAGGTAAATCTCTATTGGCTAATGATACTACTTCTCGTTCTATTCTGTCTAATGTTGATGTAAGTGTTTTATAATACTTTGCTTCTGCAAGTTCTATTTGCTTAATACGATACTCGGTAGATTTTTGAACTATATCTGACATTCATTAAATTTCTTCTTCTTCTACTTCTTGATCTTCTTGCTGTGGTTCATCTTGTGTGAAAGAACCGACCTCAGGTTTAGTATCTATTTCTTCAAAGATTTCATTTAGCTTCTCATCATTATCAACTACTGCTCTTGCTATCTCTTTATCAATCTCTTTAGTTAGTGTAGCTGACTCAACTCCTGATGATTTAGCTTGTTGGAAGAACATAAGATCACTAGCATAATCTCTAATGTTAAATGAGTCAGGGTAATTAATCTCTCCATCAAAATTAACATTTTGGAACTGTGCGTATAATCTAAATATTTGTTCTTCTGCTAATTCTAAGTTATCTGCTTTTTCAGATAGTCTAGCATTAAGTAATTCAAATTCTGTTTGTAAAGCTATACCTGAACTTACTTGTGTCTTTGTAGTTCTTACTGCACCAATATGGGCTATTCTATTTATTGAATTAACTTTGCTGTCAATAGATTGCATAATAGAGTTCAAGTTAGAACCATTAGGTTGAAGTAAATAAGGTTTTAAGTTTGGTTCTATTTCTTCAGGCATTTCTATTATTGCACCAGCACCAGCAGAAGCATTAACACTTGGAGTCTTAACTAATGATGGGTGGTTTGATAATCTAATTAATTGTTCTATTTCTGAATACTCATTGTAAATAGCTTTTTGTAAATCTGCTATATCTGTTAGGTCTGATTGACCAATCCCTTTTTTGTGAGATTTGGAATTGTATAAAATAACTGCTGGTATTTTGCCAATCAGATTATCGGCAGTATCTATTACTGTGGGTTCTTCTCTATCTGCCATATAAATAGTATCTATACGATCAGGATACCAAACCCTCATATATGTTCCACCATCTTTATCTACTTCTTCTCTAACTTTTAAATAGTCTAAAACATATTTACCATTTGGTTCTCTTTTAAAATTCCAATCTAAAACATTTTCAGGTGTTACGATTGATACATAAGGTCTTACGTCTTGTTGTAATTCTTCTGCTCTTGTTCCTAATGTTAGATTCGGTTTATCTAAAATCATAAAACAATGACCATAAATAGAAGAATAGTTTTGTGCTTGTTTGATTACGTTGTTAAAATTATTACCATCTAAATCTGCGTCTCGTAAAAATGTGTCTAAACTTTGTTCATCAGACATTGAACCAAAATCTCTTGATGGTTTAACTCTAAATAAAAAAGATGAATAGATTTGTATTACGTTTCTACAATGATTATCACAAGGTGTGTTAGCAAGTCTTTGATTAAACTCATTATCTAATTCAAGATTGTATCTATTTAAGTATTGACCAAGAGTATAATCATATCCACCATTATAAGATCGTATATAATATTCCCAGTTAGAAACATTTTCTTTATAATCTTTATGTACATCTATTGCAGTATCTCTTGAATATGCCATTACTTAATTGCCCATCTTGTCGGTTGTGAATATGGAATATTACTTGTTAGTGGTTTAATGTAATCTATTAAATAACCTAAAGCATCATTCATATGGTCAAAACCTTGTTCCTTATCAGGAATATTTGTGTTTTCCTTGTATATTTGTCTTTGTAATCCTTTTATCATTGTTTTACAAGATTTAGAAACAAAAATATATCGCTTACCCTTAGAATCTTTTAGCTTACTATTTACTGCATTGACTCTATCTCTAATTGATGGGTGTTTATGTTTTGCTTTTACTTTGAAACCAGCATTTTGCAATATAGATAAATCAGTTTTACCACCAGCAGAAGTTTTACGTTGTCTTGAAGCTGGGTCAGGATAAATGAATATTTGTGCTTTTGCACCATACCTATCTCTTATCTCTTGGCACATTTCATCAGTATTACTTGAATAAATAACTATCTCATCTACTACATAAACTTTATCTTTTTCTATTTGTGCTACACAAGCTGACATTGGGTCTACGTTAAAGTCCATACCTAAATGAAAAGGTTTAGACCAATCTATTTTTTTATCTATAACAGAATCTACAGGGTGAAAGTTGTAATATACAGCACCAGCATAATTTTCAAATGCACCCTCAAACTCTTGTCTATAAGTTCTAATATCTACGTCTTGTTTAGCTTGTTCTAATTCTTCTTTTGAAACCATACCACCCTCAACAGTAGTATATTGAAAGCTAGACCATTGATTATCTTGCTTACCTTTAAGATACATTTCATAAGCCCAATTACCATAACCTTTAGGTGTTCCACACATTAAAACATTTCCTAAAGTATCTGATACTGATGCTCTTAATACTTCAAACCAAGTTCTTTTATCTATGTCTGCAAACTCATCTAATATTAAAAAGTTTAATCCTGTGCCTCTAAGTGCATCATAATTATCTGCACCTTTTAATGATATTGTACTATTTGTTTTTCTAATTCTAATAGTTAGAGTTGTTTCGTTAATATCCTCAATCCAATTAAATTGGTTAAGCATTTCTTTTAAATGAGACCAACATATCTCTTTAGCCATTTTAAAAGTCGGTGCTACATACCATATCTGCTGATTAGGTTGAGATGCGTATTTCATCATCTCAGTAATACATAAATAAGTCTTACCAAATCTTCTACCTGATATTAATACTCTAAATCTTTTCTTGGAAGAACTAACCTCGTATTGTGGCTTAGTTAGTTTAATTTTCATATTAACTGGTTGCTATTTCCTCACATTTAAAATTAATTAAAATTTTACCTTTATTCACTTCTGCTATTCCTAGTGATTGGTTTATCGTAAGTGCGTTCAAATATCCAGCAGTAGAGCAATCGTAATAACTATCATATGGTATATTATTAGGCATTGGTTCAGAACATTGTTGATAAATAGATGAGCAGATTTGTAAGACTAACATAAACTTCATATGCTATTTACTCATTGATATAATTTTTACAATCTTTTTAGCACCCATATATATTTCTGTTTCTGCTTTTATCTTTTGACAACTAAATCTCACGTTGTTTGGATTGACTTCTCTTTCAGCTATACGTTTAGATTTAAGACAAGCTGACATCTTTTCTTTATATGTCATCTCAACCACATCACCTTTTAAAAATAATAATAATGCTACCACCGACTCTATCATTAATGTTCTCCGTTTCTCAATTTATCTAAATGTTTTTGTATTGATATAATCTGTTCTTTTAAATGGTCAATATTTACTTTGTTATATCTACTAGCTTCTATTTCTTTTTCTATTGATTCTATTTGACCAGCTAAATGTTCTATAAGCATATACATTTCTAAGTTCTTAGGTTCTTGTTCTGCTTTTTTAAGTAAGTCTGCTTGAAATAAAGTATCTGCTGTTTCTAATTTATTTAGTCTTTCCTCAATACCAAAATATGCCCAAACACCAACAGCTACTCCTACAACAATAGATAAAATGGTTTTAAGGTCTGTACTGACTTTTGTGTTCTCGCTTACTTTCATTAGTTCTCCTCAAATATAGGTCTATCAGGATTTTCTGATTTCCATTTATCTTTTAACACAATCCAATAGCTTATACTATTATCTCTTTTCTCAAAGTCGCTTACTTGCATTACTCCTAATTCTAAACAAGCACCAATAAGTTCTGCAAATGCTGGTGGTGGTGGGGTTATTCTTGGAACACTTCTGCAAGATTTAATTAGTTCCATTTGAGTCTTTAGTTTTATCTGTTTCTCTTGCTCTGCAATAAACTCATCACTACAAGCAGAACCAATAGATTTTCTGTATCTAAATCCAACTCTAGTATCTGTATATTCGTTAGATGTTCCTGTCTTATAATCTCTTTGTGTAAAATCGTTATATGCTTCCCAACTACCTTGATCGCAGTTGTTTGTTCCGTTTTGCAAATACTCGTTTCTTGCTTGTACTGATGTTGCTACAAACAAAAAGAATAATATCCAAAATACATTACCTGTTAAGGTCTTTAATATCGTATTCATGTTGCCTTACCTGATCGCTTAATTGTTGAAAGATATTTTCTGCCATATCCCAAGTTGCTTCTGCTCTTGCTAATCTGTTTTTTAAATCATTCATTATTTCTTTTTGCATATCCATATCTCTAGTAACACTTTCAAGTATTTCTTTATTAACTTGAATAGTATCTGTCATAGTTAAAACATATCTAACTGATGTAAATGTTCCAGCTAGTATTGCACCGATAACAGGTATGATTACAATATTCTTTTTTAAATACTCTAATTTACTTTTTGGTTTATTTGTCATATCCTTTAACAATCCATTCTATAATCTTCTTTAAAATCTTTCTAAACTTCTTCATAATTTAAATCCTTTTTGCCAAGTTCTTATAGCCCAAAATGCTGGACTCAAACTTTTCTGTCCTCTTACTTTAGATAATATTGGTCTAAATCTTGACATAAAGCTTTTACGTCTAGCATCATTACTTCTGCCAATACTCATACCTTTAGCACCAAAGTTCACTTTTTGTACTCTGCCTGTTCTAGTATTCTTAACAAATACTTTGAACTTCTTTACATCACCTCTTTGTACTTTATTGAGTCTAACTGTTCTTCCTTTGTACTTTGCCATAAGGTCTTAATAACACAAAAGCTTTTAGGATTAAATATTATATATTGTATATTTCAAAGTTAGTTCTTCACCTTGATTTATTTGTTTTATAGTATGCAAATAAGACTTATTTCCAACTTCTATTCTCACACAATTAGGATTATCTTTATGATTAATGAATCCACCTAATGGAAGTCTTACTATCTCATCACTAATTACAATATGAGTTATGCCTAATTGAATACCAGCTTTAATATCCTGTGTAGCAAATAATCCTAATCCCTCTATACCACTAGGTTTAATTGTTAAGGATTTAGGTAAAGGTCTATAAGTCATCTTGGTTCATCTCCACCACAAATATAACCTATGACTTTTTTACCTTTATATTCGTGATAAACGTGATTACTAAACAAAGTTCTTTTTTTATTTTCTTCTACTTTTACGTTGTGATGAAACCAGCTACTACATTCTGAGTGAATTTCAAATGTATCAAGCTTTATATCTCCACCAAATGTAAGATATAACAAAGTAATCATTATAGGTTTCATCTTTTTAAATGTCTTTTTCTCCACTTATTACAAACATAAGTATCTTTAACACCTCTAGTTTTCCATACACCACAGAAATTATGTTTTTGTGAATAGAGTCCACAATTACCACAGCTACCTCTACCTTGTGATGGTCTAAAATCCTGTGGCATTTGGTAAGGTACAAACTCACCATTAGGATAGAAATTACTTCTTTTTATCATCTTCTATTTTGTTTTTATAAAATAATTCAAGAAATGCTCGGTAAGCACCACCACCTTGATAATCTTCTTCGGCATCTGCTTTCTTTTTAAGTTCTTCAAGAGTCTTATTAAACTCCTCTGCTTCTTTATCAGCTTCTTGTTTAAGCTTATCAAGCATTTTATGAAAGTCTTTAGCTTCTTTGTTAGTTGTTGTCATCTGCCTTGTCCTCTATATCTTTTTTTTCTTGGTGGTATTCTTTTTGAATAACTCTTTGCGTGTCGTCTTGGTCTTTTCTTTCTAGTTTTTTTTACATAATTACTGATTCCATAGAGAGGTTTTTTCTTAGCCATCTACTTTTTCTGCTTCTATAATTAATGGTAAAGGTTCTGTAATGTTTTGAGTCTCAACTTTATCTCTCATATTAAGTTCGTTCTTAGATAACCAAACCATCATATTTGGATTGCCTTTTTTAAGTGCGTTCTCCCACATCTTTTTTCTTAGAGATGCTTTTCCTTTGTTTTTATTTACCTCTATTATTTCGGCATAATTTCTTTGTAATGTTCTAGCTGAGATTCCCATAACACCACCTATTTCTTCTTGTGTGCAACCAATAGAAGCTAGATTTCCAAGTATATCTAAATCAATGTCCTTTTTGGGTCTGCCTACAGGTTGTCTTTTTTCTGCCTTAGTTGTCTTATTTTTGTCGCTTTTCATTTGCCTAATTTATACCTCATTTCCCCAACAATCCCAACCTTTTACTCGTTGTCTTGCAAACAGTTCTATCTTAGGTAAATCTCCACATAATTCTACAATCTTAGTTCTGACACAATCAGGTTTCTTACTATGTTGTTGTAATTTGCTAACTACTAATTGTCTAACTGATTTAGAGAGTCTTGTTATCTTACCTTTAGTCGCTAGTAAGCATTGTTCAGGATTACATCTAGTGTAATAACCCATTCCTGTGAAATAACTATCTGATTTTTTGTTTTTTTTAACCCAAGTAAAAGCTACTGTTTTATATTTAAAACCCCATCTTTTAATAACTTCCAAAGCTTCAGGAAGCATTGAGTCGATAACCCATATAAATAAGATAGCATTGTCATCACTAATATCGCTAACAGGTAAATCATAAATATCATTAATAGACATACAATTATAGTGCTGAATAGCAGATCGTTTTTCGCCTTTGTTAGAATATGTTTTAAAATGCCAAGCTGGGTCTGCATATATAATCTTATATTTTTTTTTAGGAAAAGGAATCATACCTCTAATTTATTCATAGATACTATACAACCAATAGGAAAACAATTACGATCTGAAAATACTGCCTCATTTTCGTCATAACTTGCAAAAGTCCATAAATACTTTTTATCTTTTTTAAAAACGTAACCTTGTGAAACCATTTGTGCTGGTCGCATATTTAGAAAATCTTTATTTTCTGCGTGACCTGAATCACCAAGAATATCCAGCCACTTGATAGAATAAAAATAGTATTTTTTCTTATCAATTAGAATGTGTCTAAATTGTGATTTTTTACGTCTTACCATTAGTGCTTCTTATTATTACTTGCTTCAATTAAAAGTTTTATTTGTAATTTTAATCTTTGATTTTCCAATGATAACTTTATAATACGTTTTCTCACATATTTAAAGATTCTTAATAGACCCATCATAAATTGTCTTTCAGAGGCATATTATCTTTAAATTTATGTTTCCACTTAATTTTACCTTTAATCTTAACTTGTGCATAATCTCCAAAAACATCTCCTGTATATACTATTCCATTGCTAGACTTATTTTTGATAGCTATATTAGTATATTGTTTATTAGTATATTGTGTATTAGTCAGAGGCGATAGCTGGTCAGGTGCTGGTTGCTCATTATCCACATACTGAAATTTATCGTAATTTATAACATTAATAATCGTAATATTTCGTCTAGGGTGGTTAGAGCTGGGCGTGAGCTGGGCGAGTCTTGTTGAGATCATACCTCGTCTTTTCAACCTTAAAATGAAAGTACGCATTTCAGAATAAGTCATTTTCCAAAATGTTGCGTTTTTTCTTAAAGGAAATATTAACTCTCCTCTTTTAACAAATATTCTACTATCTAAAAAATTAAGTGTTTTATCTTGGTGTGTAGCTGAACTTATCATATATAGCCAAACACTAGACTCTATTAAACTTCTAAAGACTTTATTTTTCCAAATTTTACGATAAACTAAAAAATATCCACTATCTGTCTTTTGCATCTCTCTATCTCCCTATTTACTTTTT